GGTGCAGGCGATGCCGCTGGCAACGCTGAAGTCGCTTACAACATCTAAGGGAACCGCTAAATATGTTTACTTTTGACCAAGCCACCGTTGACGGTTCTGGCGCTTTCCTGGTTGGCGAGCTTGAGCGTCTTGACCAGAACCTGAACATGCCGTTGGTGGGATACACCTGGTCGCGCGATATTGAGCTGCGCGAAGATGTGTCCATCGCTGATGACATCAGTTCTTTCACCAACTCTCAGTTTGCGGCGGCGGGTACACCTAACCCGGCTGGCAAGAACTGGATCGGCAAAGACTCCACTGCTATCGCAGGCGTTAACGTCGACATCTCCAAAACCGGATTCCCGCTGACCCTGTGGGGCATGGAGCTGGGCTGGACTGTTGTTGAGCTGGCTGCCGCCGCTAAAGTAGGCCGCCCGCTGGATACCCAGAAGTTCGACGGCATGCAGCTGAAGTGGAACATGGACACCGATGAGCAGGTTTATCGCGGTGACAGTCAGTTAGGCGTTAAAGGCCTGACCAACTACACCGGTGCCGCGGTGACCAACGCGCCGAAGACATGGGCAGCTTCAACCGCCGATGAAATCCGCACCTCGATCAACCTGCTGTTGTCGAATGCCTGGGCTGCTACCGGTTACACGATTGTTCCGCGAGACCTGCTGCTGCCGCCTGAGCAGTTTGCGCTGCTGTCCAGCATCATCGTCTCATCTGCCGGTAACCAGTCGCTGCTGACCTACCTGCAGAACAACACCATCGCATTCCATCAGAACGGCACCCCGCTGAATATCCGTGCGGTGAAGTGGCTGAAAGGCGCTGGCGTTGGCGGTACCGACCGCATGATGGCTTACACCAACGATAAGAAGTTTGTTCGCTTCCCGATGGTTCCGCTGCAGAACATCCCCGTTCAGTATCGCGGCATTTACCAGCTGACCACCTACTACGGCAAGCTGGGCGCTGTTGAATCTCCGTACCCGGAAACCATCGCGTATATGGATGGCATCTAACCTATCCGCCCCGAAAGGGGCATTAAGGAGAATGTAATGGCTAAGAAGACCATTCGTGTGCACACCCCGTTTAAGTTCAATAGCGAAGACGGTACGGCTCAGGAGTTCAGCGTTGGCGATCACAGTGTTGACGACAAAGTTGCTGAGCACTGGTTTGTTGCTGCGCACTCTGAAGTTACCGGCAAAGTAAAAGCGCCGGCTGATACCAAAGAGTTTCAGGCGCAGATCGACAGCCTGAGCACGCAACTGGAAGACAAAGATAAATCCATTGGCGACCTTCAACTGTCGGTTACAGAGAAGGATGAAATCATTGCTGACCTGACCGCGCAACTGGAAGCACTGCAGCAGCCAGATCCCGGCCCGACAGTGGAAGATAATGACAATGGCAAGAAACAGAAATCTTCCGACAGTAAGTGATTTACGCCGCGACTTCCCGCAGTTCTCTGACATCACTAAATATCCCGACGCAGTAATCCAGTTCCGGCTTAACCTCGCCGACTTGCTCATTGATGGCTCCACTATGGGGGACATGTTCCCCTATCTGGTGGAGCTGTTCGTTGCGCATTACATGGTGCTGAATGCAGCTGATACTGCAGCCGGGGTGCTCGGTGGAGCCGGAGGCGCTACGAGTGGCGTCGTGGCTTCTAAGTCAGTAGATAAGGTCAGCGTGAGCTATGACAACAGCTCAACACTGAACGCGGACGCAGGCTTCTGGAACTTCTCACGCTACGGTGCGGAATTCTGGCAGATGCTGCAGTACTTCGGGTATGGCGGGATTCAGCTATGAAATCAGGGCTGACGGTTCGAGTTGACAAAGCGCAAAGCATTCTAGACGCCCTTAAAACCCTCGCGAATAAGGATGTTCTGGTGGGCATCCCTGAGAGCAAGGATGAACGTCAGGGCGAGGGTGAAGGTGAGTTTGGTAATGCTGGAATCGGGTATATCAATGAAAACGGATCGCCCAAGCAAAACATTCCGGCTCGTCCGCATTTGAAGCCAGGTGTCAGGTCCGTTGAGCAGGATTATCTGCCTCACCTGAAAGCTGCTGCTCAGAAGGCATTAGACGGAAATGCAGAGGGCGCGGTGACATCACTCGATCGTGCCGGGACTGTTGCCGCTAATGGCGTGAAGCGATACATCACTATCACCGGATTCTTCGCTCTATCTGATGTCACGCTGGCTCAGCGGCGCAAGCGCGGGCGTACCGGCAACAAACCGCTCATCGACACGGGCGAGTATCGCCGCTCAATCACGCACCTTGTGAGGGATAAAGATGCCGACTCTTGATGTCAGTGACGTTCTGCTATCGCCTGAATTCCTCGATACAACACTCACCGTGAAGCGCAATGCCCAGACTGTTGATGCAGACGGCTTTCCCAGCAACGCACCAACTGTGACGCCATTTGGTGGCGTGGTGACGGTTGACCGCTCACTGGAAGCCCGGCGCATGCAGGCCGGTCAGGTCATTAACGGAGCAATACTGATTGTGACCGTTTTCCGCCTGACCAGCGGCAACACCGGTATCGATGCGGACATTGTCACCTATCGCGGGCGCGAGTATCGCGTCACCTTCGTAGACCCTTACACAGCTTACGGTGCTGGCTTCGTCCAGGCTCACTGTGAGCTATTGCCATTCGACGGAGGCCCCGGTGAGTAATGACAGCACGGCAGCCGGTTACCTGACACCTGTCAGCGCGCCGCAGGCCTACGATGAAACACTGGAGCGCGAGCTAAGCCAGTGGGCCAGAGCGTTATCCGGGTTGTCATCAGGAATGGTCAGGCCGAGATGGACAGCTACGCAGGCGGCTCTTCCTCCGGCTGACACTAACTGGTGTGGATTCGGCATCATCGGCTTTACGGCTGATAACGCTCCGGCGTTCGTCCGGCAGGCTGAAGATGACAGCCAGCTCTGGCGACATGAGGTGATTGAAACACTCGCATCCTTTTATGGTCCGCAAAGCCAGTCAATCGCAACGATGTTCCGCGACGGGCTGACGGTTGAGCAGAACAACGAAACCCTGAAAACAAACGAGCTGTCACTTGCTGATTACAGTGAGCTGACAGCCTTCCCCGAGCTCATCAACAACCAGTGGGTTCGCAGGTACGACATCACTGTGCGCCTGCGCCGCAAGGTAATCCGCGACTACGGCATTAAATCACTGGTCGAAGCGCCAGTATCATTCTTTGGAGATTAATCTATGGCACAGGGCTTACCTGTATCCAACGTTGTAAACGTTGATGTGATCATGTCGCCCACTGCGGCGACGGGTCGTAATTTCGGCTCTCTGCTGATTCTCGGCACATCGACTGTAATCCCTGTGTCAGAACGCATCAGGCTCTATACCAGCTCAGAAGATATCGGCGTTGATTTCGGTGAAGACAGCCCGGAATACGAAGCAGCGCTGATTTACTTCTCACAGTCTCCGCGACCATCTCAGGTCTACGTCGGCCGCTGGGCAAAAACACTGGCAACCGGCGAGACAGGTAGCGCTGAAACTCTGGCGCAGGCAATCACTGCGGTGCTGCAGTTTACCAACTGGTATGGGCTCGGCATTGCTGATGAAGATGATCTGACGCCTGCAGAGATTACGGCGACTGCGGCAGCAATTCAGGCATCCAGCCTTAGCCGTGTGTTCGCTGTCACTTCTGCAGATTCAGGCATCATTGACTCAGCATCCACTTCGGATGTGGCCTCTACTCTCAAGGCTGCCGGGTATAGCCGTACATTCGTTCAGTACTCGACGAAGAGCAAGTACGCTGCGCTGTCGGCGTTTGGCCGAGCCTTTACCGTCAATTTTACCGGCAACAACACCACGATCACCCTGAAATTCAAAACTGAACCGGGCGTGACGTATGAAACGCTGACCAGCTCTCAGGCTGCCGCAGTTGATGCGAAGAATGCCAACGTCTATGTGTATTACGCGAACGACACCGCAATCCTGCAGCAGGGCGTGATGTCAAACGGTGATTTCTTCGATGAGCGCCACGGGCTGGACTGGCTGCAGAACTACGTGCAGACCAACCTGTTCAACCTGCTGTACACCTCAACCAGCAAAATCCCTCAGACCGAAGCAGGTATCACGCGCCTTCTTACTAACGTTGAGATGTCGCTGGACCAGGCTGTTTCGAATGGTCTGGTCGCGCCGGGCGTATGGAATGGCGGTGACATCGGTCAGATTACCGCGGGCGACACTCTGACCAAGGGCTACTACGTGTATGCACAACTCCTGTCAACACAGGCTCAGTCGGACCGCGAGAAGCGCCGCGCGCCTCTGATTCAGGCAGCTATCAAACTGGCCGGTGCAGTTCACTATGCCGATGTTCAAATCAACGTTGTTCGCTAAGGGGATATAAATGCCTACTTATAGCTTTATGGATGTATCTGCGTCCATTACAGGCCCTACCGGATCCTTAGATTTAGGCTACGGCTCAGCAAACTCTGAAGAGGGCATCACGGTCACAATGGTGGAGAACAAAAACACCATGACTATCGGGGCCGATGGTGAAGTGATGCATAGTTTATCTGCAGGAAAGGCCGGAATTGTGACGGTCAATCTTCAGAAGACCTCACCACTGAACAAAAAGCTCTCTCTGATGTATAACGCGCAAAGCCAATCCTCTGCGCTTTGGGGTAATAACGTTTTCGTTATCCGTAACCAAGCTTCTGGAGACATTAGCACTATTCGCTCTGCGGCATTTCAGAAGCAGCCCGACTGGAATAACCCAAAAATTGCCGGAATGGTTGCTTGGGTATTTGATGGCGGCAAAGTTGACCAGGTACTCGGGGAGTTTTAATCGATGGAATTTGAAATCAAAGGCGTTAATTACCGCGCATCAAAGCTCAGCGTTTTCAACCAGCTTAAGGTGTCTCGAAAACTGCTCCCGGTTCTGGCCGGGATGCTGGGCGACTTTCAGGGCATTAAGTCAGCCGCGCAGGGTGGTGATGTCTATAAAGCCCTCGAAGCCGCGTTGCCGAAAATTGCAGAGTCATTAGCTGATATGAGTGAAGAAGATACCAATGCGATCATCTTACCTTGCCTGTCAGTGGTCGCCCGGCAGAACGGCA